CGCAGGTTGGCCTTGTAGCGCAGGTAGACGTTGACGTCACGACCTGCCTTGGTCAGGTAGGCGATGTTGTGCTTTTTCGCATAGTTCGTGACGAGCCAGTCCAGAAGGCGCAGGCTAATCTTGGACTCTCCGGTGAGAATGGGCTTCACGCGCGCGAGAATTGCAGCATCGCCATAGAAGGCCGAAAGGCGGCGCAGGACCATATCTTCCTTCGAGGCGATTGTCTCCATAGCTGAGTTCTGGGTTTTCATAGAAAATGGCTTCGTGTGTATATGAGCGAGACAAAGCTTCCGGAGAACTTCTGGACAGTGGAGGTTCCGGTAGACCCCCTTGCGATGGACCCTGAGGTTGGTGCAGACCTCACGAAGATTGACGCCCATACAGCCGAGCTGGAGTCGCTTGTCCAACAGATGTGGAAGGACATGACGACGGAGACGAAGCTCCTCGATGGAACGGAGGTCCCCGAACGGGAGGAGATCGTCATCCCCCGCACGGTGACGGAGGACGTGTGGAGGTCCATGCAGGTCGCCACTCGGAAGACGATGGAGTGTCGGTGCGCGTTTGATGTCTCAGGAAACTCGCTAGAGACAGCATCAAAATGAACGCTGACCTATTCGCAGATGTTTGGCCGAAGATGTATGCAGAGGGCATCGCATCCGGACGCACCGAGAAGGAAATCAACGAGGAGTTCAGTAAACTCTGTCGCAAGCGGGAGATGGAGAAGCTTCTGCTGGAACGCGTAGACCTGAAGACCCCTCACAAGTGTGCAGCTTCGCCCGTGCTGGTGGTTCCCTATGAAAACGTACCGGAGTCTAAACAGACTCTGATTCAGTAAAGCAATGGAAGATGCCCTCTCTCAGTGGCTCCTTGAAAATCGCCCCTATACTCATCTCGGCACTCGTGTCCGCCACTTCGTATTATACTGCCGTACTCTACAGCCACACCTCTCATACACCGTCCTCAAACGTGTTGTTACCGCCACCGTTGACCGACTCCTCCTCGGCGATGTCGGGCGTCTCTGGAGCCGCGACCGTGCCTTCGAGCGTGTTCTCCGTCTTTACGGGCAGAACGATCAGCGTTCCGACCAGTGGCACGCCAAGCGCGGGGAACTCATCACTGCCTCCGAAGTCTACAAAGTCTTTGGAAGCGAGGACGCCCGTCGCGAGCTCCTCCTGAAGAAGCTGGAGCCTCCGGCCACATCCGAGACCTGGAAGCACAACCCCATTCCCGCGTTGGTCTGGGGCACTCGCTTTGAGCCCATCGCGAAGAAACTCTACGAGGACGAGACGAATTGTACCATCTTGGAAGTCTCCTGTGCGCAACACCCACGGGTGCCGTTTCTCGGAGCCTCACCCGACGGACTGATTGTTCCGAAGGACGATGACCCGAAGCGCTATGGCCGCCTCGTGGAGTTCAAGTGTCCGATGAGCCGCGTGGAGAAACCCGAGATTCCGCCGGCCTACGTGCACCAGATGCAGATGCAAATGGAGTGCACGGGCATTGACGAGTGTGAGTATGTGGAGTTCCGCTTCAAGCAGGTCAGCTACAATGAGTGGGCGAAGTCGGACAAGCGGAAGGGAGCCTTTGGGGTCTACGATGATGGGCGTGTGGTCTACGATGTGGAGAGTCACACGGAGGATATGCAGGTGGTCTACTGGGTTCTCCAGTCGATGAAGAAGGACTTCGTGCCCAAGGACCCGAACTGGCTCTCGGACCACCTTCCCGCACTCCAGTCGTTCTGGGATGAGGTCTGTGCGCATCGGGCTGCGGGGACACGGCCTGCAGACAAGACCGTCGCCTCCCTAGATGTATGACCACCCTGTTTGATATGGATAGACACAAATTGCGTCCTCATAGCGTTGATGGACAAACTGAAAGCTAATTTGGTCTTCAATTCCACAGACCTGAATCTCAGAGAACCAGAGGTCTCCTATCTCCTTTGCGAGAGCGCAGCGCTTCCGGATATGAAATCCACAGCACACTCGCTGGGGTTTGGAAGCATCATACCCCATCGCCAAGCGGGAGTGGATATACGCAACAGCCTTCGCACGCTGGCGTGCGTATTTTTCGTGCTGCATCGCTTCCTGGAACTCTCCCCAGACATCCGTATAGGACAGCGGATGCTGTGTGAACGCCCAGACTGCAGAGGATGCGTCAAGGTCCGCAACAATCCGATCAAGAACCTCTCGGCTCGTCAATCGAAGTTTGGAATCGACCCAACAGAGATACGAATAGAGCGCAAGTTGATCATACTCCCAGGGACAACAGCGAAGGTGTTTTGTCTGCTCGGCACACACGAGATTGTCTTCTGAGAGGGGGAGGTCTACCCAAACCGGCTTCCACTGTGTCGCATGCAGACGTTCAAACGTGGTCGGGTTGTTCGTAAAGTAATAGCAGTCAATCCCATCGAGAGGCTCTGCGATGATATTGGCCCAGTTTGAATCTGTCCCGAAGAAACACGTATAGACCGCGAGCATACCGTTTACGAGGGACGTGAATGAAAGCGGTATGGACCCCGAGTATTTTGAACCCGCAGGCCGGCAGCATTATCGCCTTCTCGAGTCACTCTCTGTGAGTGTCTCGGGGTGTACGTTGGTCGACATCGGAACGCACAAGGGGATGTCGGCGCTTGCGCTTGCTACGAACCCCACGAATCGCGTGGTATCCTTCGACCTCGTGCGAAAGGATGGTCTTCCCGAACGTCCGAATATCGAGTATCATACGGACGACCTGATGACAGAGGAAGGGCGCGCGACGTGGAAGGACATCCTCCTCGCGTCTCCCTACATCTTTTTGGATATTGACCCCCACGAAGGAACTCGCGAATATGCCTTCTACGAGTGGTTGCGCGACAACAAGTATATGGGAACCCTTATTTGTGACGACATCTGGTACTTCAAGGAGATGCGCGACAACTTCTGGTTGAAGATTCCGTCGGAGTTCAAGACTGACCTAACGGCGACTGGACACTGGTCGGGAACGGGTCAGATTCGGTTTCAGGCGTCCCCTCCTCCTCCTTCAACCTGGACGGTTGTGACGGGATATTTTGACCTGACGCGGATGCCCGACGCATCCCCTTCCATTCGTGGCCGCCCTGCATCCCATTACTTGAAGCATGCAACGTATACGATGGCACTTGACCAACCCCTGATTGTCTTCTGCGAGCCCGATATGCTCTCAACCCTGACGACGCTTCGGCCGGCCCATCTGCTTGCGAAGACGAAGTTCATTCCGATATGGTTTGAGGACTTCCCTCTGACGAAGTACCGTGACCGCATTCTTGAGAACCGGAAGACGCGCCCTTCTCCCGATGACCGCAATACGGCATCGTACTATCTCCTCTGTATGGCTCGGTATGCAATGCTCAAGCGAGCGATTGCCGAGAATCCCTTTGGGTCAACGCACTTCGCGTGGCTCAACATCTGTATTGAGCGAATGGGCTTTCAGAATCTCATCCAGCTTCCGCGTGTCTTTGAGCTCAACCGTGATAAGTTCTCCACGTGCTATATTGACTACCAGCGCAAGGAGAACTACCTGGACGGCGTCATGCGGTGGGGGCGGTGTTCGATGTGCAGTGGGTTCTTCACGGGCAATGCCCAGTATATGAAGTCCTTCTGTGACCGGATTGAATCCAAGTTTCTTGAGTGTCTTGAGAAGGGATACGGACATGCCGACGAGCAGCTGTATTCGCTTGTCTACTTCGATGACCCCTCCATCTTCGAGGTCTACTACGGAGACTACACAGAGATGATTACAAACTACGAATGGATTCGGGAGCGAGCCAATCAGCCGCTCTATCTCCTCATCAAGCACAGTTATGACGCAGGCGACTACACGACCTGTCTCCCAGGGTGTCTTGCACTCTGGAGGTCCTGGAAGCGTGGGTTTGCGAAACTGTCGGAGCTGGAGGTCACGCACCTCATTTGGTACTACGAGCAAACTCTCTCGCACCTTGGCCTTCCTCGCGTATTGGAGTAGTTTAGAAGAGACCCTCCTTTCCCCCTTCAATGATTACCTTCGTGACGGGTCTCTTCCATCTCCGAGAAGACAGGTCACGCGACCGGTCTGCAGAAACTCGGATTGATCTCTTTCGTAAACTCGAGAGCTCTGGGATCAAGCTTCATCTCTTTACGAGCCCAGAGTATGCGCACCTTGGGGGAGAGGTCGTGGAGCTTGAGGAGTTGGACGCGTTTCGGAACGCGCCTCCAGGTCTTCCCGCGGTCCGTACGGACTATCACGACACACGGAACTTCCTTGCGTTCATCAATGCGAAGATTGAACTCGTGACACGAGCGATGAAGACGGGAACAACGACGCACTATGCGTGGATTGATTTCAGCATCTGTCACGTGTTCCGAGATATGCCGCGCACGCTGGCCTACCTGTCGATGCTTGGACAGTCGCGCCTTCGCGATCGGTGTCTGTTGGTTCCTGGCTGTTGGGGGCCCGGAACGTTTACGGACCGGGTCAACTGGCGGTTCTGTGGAGGGTTCTTCGTGGGTGACAAGGAGTCCATTCTCGAGTTTGATGCCTCCCATCGCCGAGCGTATCGTGAGCTCCCCCATCTCACCTGGGAAGTCAACACCTGGGCTCGTGCAGAGGTCCCAGGACTCACGTGGTACGCTGCCGATCATACTGACAGTATCGTCCGAATTCCGCCCGAGTTTTTCTATACGGTTGCGAGCCTGACAACGATTCCGCCCCGCTTTGACACTGAGTGCCGCCTCGCGGTGGAGTCGCTTCGTCCTCAAGTGGATGCGATTGTCCTGAGTGTCCCCGAGTCGTATCGTCGGTTTGAGAGTCAGCCGCTTCCCGAATGGATGTCGTCTGTCCAGGTAGTTCGTGGAGAGGACCTCGGGCCTGCATCCAAGTACTTGGGAGCCCTCTCAAAGATTCCGCAGGGAGCGTGGGTCTTCATCTGCGACGATGACCAGGAATACCATCCCACGCTTCTTCGTCGGATGAAGGCGGGTGTTACAACCCTAGGTGTCTATCAGAATCACTTTGCGTCCATTCAACAGAAGACCTCGGGTGGAATGATTCACGGATACGTTGGACTTCTTGTTCACGAATCGCTCCTTCGGGACCTTCCCTCCTTCCCGCTTCCGGAGGCCGCTCGGTTTGTGGATGACCAGTGGATGTCGGCCTACTGTTGGAGGCACGGCATCTCTGTTTCCCCGACCTCCGTGGAGGCGTACGCCGATATCTTTGCAGTGCTTCAGAATGGACATGAAAAGCTGGGATGTGCATCTCTCTCTGGGCTTCAGACCCGAGACCAGCGTGTGCGAGAGCTTGAAGACGCACTTGGGATTGTCTTCACCGGACCCACAGTTTCCACCAAGGCTTCTTCTGAGGCTTAAACTTCGTCGTCCACTCGTCAATCGTATACTTATCGCCCATACTGCGGTTACACCGTGCACAAATTGGAACAAGGTTGTCCAGCGTCGTCTTGCCACCCTTGCTTTCCGGGATATTGTGCCCGCACTCATAGTCAAACACGTTGATTTGATTCCGACACCACGAGACACGACACCGTCCCTCAAACTTTCGCCCCATCCGCGAGAGCCAGACCTGCTCAGCCAGGGCCTTGGGAATCTTCTTCTTTTTATACACGTCGGCGGGTACGTCTCGAAACTCCATTGCGTCTCTTCTTCGCGACACGCGTAGACCGCTTCTTCATCGTGCGACGACGACCCCGACCTGCGCGAGGGGCTTGTGCGCCCGACTCCACGCTGGACGTGGTCTCCGTGCGTGGCGGAATGGAAATCGTCAGGCCTTGCGGCTCACCGCCGGGAGGGGAGGACATTTATACTGGAACGAAGGATTTATACGCGACGACGGCGAGTAGACCGCGTCTTCGCACGACGACGGCGACTCTTCCCGGTCTGTCCAGTTGGGCGGGGTCCAGGAGATGGGGTTGTGCGAGGAGGAGGGCGGGTTGATGGAGGAGGGTTCGGAGAGGCAGGTCGTTTCGGAGACTCGTTACTAAATCCGGGCATTTATACTGGAAC